ATGGTGACGGACTCAATGCGCTCAACGATAATCAGGCTGCCACGGGTAGGGCGCACTGGTCCGTTGCCATTCTTCCCGGGAAGTCCTGGTCACACTGGCTCAACCATGACCCTGGCGATAATGAGTCCTCCGGTTGGTGGGGCTTTGCCAGCGACCGCATCCATATTCCCACCGGCCGGTACCAAACAAGTGTGCAGGAGACTCCTGGTTTTTTTACTTTATATCCTGGAGCCGATGACGTCAACAACATTTCAACTGAGGGCTTTGCCTCTGGCCGTCGCGCTCCTGGTCAAGTACGCATAAATAAAAGTGATTATACTAATTGGAATTTTTTCGGCAACGACAACCCTGGCCTCATGTCCGATGGCATCGGCCGCAATCTTGTAAATTATAATCGATTCGAACACACTCCAATGAGAAATACAGGACAATCCTTATTTCACTCAGATGGAATAATAAGCCAGCTTGATATTTCTATGTTCATCCGTACATCCGTAAAGAAGCTTTTGCTAGAATCGTACCCTGACCCCGAACTCCTTGTGGAGCCACCAGAAACCTTGTTCAATTTAGAAGACTTCTATACAGTAAGTAATGGCCAGAATCAAGTCGCTTTAACAGATATCATAACCGACGGAAACCAGCAACAATTTTTCATTGGAGGTTTTGAGGTATTTAATGACCTAGGCCCGCATTTCGACCCGGCTTTATTAACACTCGATTCGGCGTCAGTAGATGGGTTATTGACATCACTCGAGCATATCACGCGCCGATTATCTGATCTTGCTTCAAGTCAAGTTAATTTCTGTATCCAGACCGAAGCTTCTCTTTATAACGCAGAAATTCGACAATCCGCATACAAGTTGGCAATATTGAATCGATTCGTTGCAAAAATCAGGGCCATGGACTTTAAGCCCAAAATAAAATTGCTTTTGTTAACTGTTGCCTCCATATACAACCTGCCGAACAGCTTATCCGCTATCCTCAAGCGCGCCCCGGACGCTGTCGCCGTCGGCAATCCAAATGTCGAAGACATATCGGATGAAGATTTAGTCGATTGGGCCGCAGCCTGTGTGCATTTTCTGGGCTCTCGACTGATTGGAGGAACCCTTCACCTTGAGGGTAGCGCCTTAGACACTAACCTAGCAAACGTGTTCACTCATGGTTCACCTAGAGTATATATAGCCCACAACACTCACGCTCATAGAGATGCTAACGCTGCAGCAATCCGGCGCATCGGTGGCAATATTGACGCCATCGGCACCGCCGCCAGCTGGCAGAACACGAGAAGCCAGGTGCTAGACGTAGGTCGCCACGGAATGACACCCCGGCAAATTATACAACTTACAAATCAGTTTTATTTTATTATTTTTCAGGACGGCCGCCATGGTTATCCCCCGGGCACCGAAGGCCCATCCTTCTCTAATAACAGCCACATACTGCGCGCTCTTAAGGACCCTAATTTGCACACACAATATATGGTCGACGAATTCGGCACCCGGTATCAAAATGCCCTAGCGCGCCTAAACATTCAATCTGCGGCCGCAACCCGCAGCCTAGCCCTAGATAACTTTCGCGACCCGGAACATATTCAACGCCTCTTGCTTTCTACAGACAGTTTAGAGTGGAGAATTATTTCAGAGGGAAAGGTGGAAGATTTTTTCTTAAAGTTGGATTATAGATTATTCTTCCAATTATTTGGCCAAGACGGAAGCCCCAACGCATTTGACGACCGTACCGCGACCTTGCGCAACTGGTTTGCCGCTTCTGCCGGCCGCCAAAAAGGCCACAACGAGAGTTTGTTAAATTACTATAAAGAGACAAGACCTCGTATATATTATTCTTCAGTTGCCGGCCAGCCTCGAAGAAGGGACCTAATAGAGCAGTTGACCACTAGTCATCCTACTGCAGTCGTTCGGCTAGCCGAACGTTGGAAGACTGCATATGGTAACTATACAGGGCTCACCGCTCAACTTTTGGGTTCTGAGATGTTGCGCAGTGCTGTCATAAACGGACAAGTTGTGAGAGGGTTGTTGGAGAATTCAGTCATTAATCAGATAGCTAGGCTAGTATCAAATACCTTTATTAGTAAACCCTCCGGTTGGGCCCAACCCGGCTCTGCAGCAAATTCACGATTCAAGGCTTTCGTACAAAGTGAAAACGGCATCATACAAGAGGTCTCCGAAGAATTTAGAAGTTTCTTGATGAAAGGTCAATCACAAGACATATTTTCAGTGCCTATGGCAGAGTACAAGAAGAGCATAAGCTCCTTTAAAGAAGTCATTGATGAATGTTACGACCCCATGACATTAAAAGAAGATTATAAGAGACTGCAACCATGGATGGCTGACCAACTTATAGAATCTGAAGACGCTAAGCAGATATTCCAATATATCTTTCCGGTTAAAAGGTACCAGGCAGTTTCCACAGCTTTCGTGACTTCAGCCCTTGCCGGATATAGTACGATGCCAAGCGTGATGCAGACACCAAAGGCTAGCCTCGCCGCGCTCATGGGCACAACTGCTATGACAAGAAGAGAAAGGACACAGGTGTTTGATAACTTTAGCCAAGGGGAATTCTTCAAGCAGATAATGGACAACGCGACTTCCGACCCTAAGGGCCTAGATTGTTTCGGGTTCCCGTTCCCAGGAGACTTCCTAAGTCAATTTGGGGATTTATTAGAAGAGCTATTCTTACAGTTTCCATCTATCTTCTTTAGAGGTATCGCCAGTGCTGTCGATCCGGCATACAAAGAGATGAAGAAGCACTGGGAAAATTGCGATATAAACAAGTTAACATGGAGTGGCACACAATGGGCCCCTACTATTAATGAAAAGGAAATGACTGCCGGACTCATGGGCAAGCCTAACGGAGGGAAGGACAGTAATTATGCTATGATATTACCATCTTCACCTATAGACATTGCAGCCGGCGTTGCTAAGATAGCATCAAATCCCTTTTCGTCTTCTAATTGGAAGAAGTTTGGTAGAGCGCTCGAAAGAACAACTGGCTACATTTACAAGGGCCCTTTGGCTCTTGTTGACGGCGCCTTTAGCCTTAAGATACCTTGCTTGGACGTCGACACTGGAGAATGGCCAAACACGGGACCATGGAACACAGATAGGTATGGTCATCCACTAAGTCCGCTCACTGCCATTGCATTGACCATGCCAGAGCTCAAGGGGGAGAAGAGAAGAAGACAACTCAAGGGCTGCGGCGACGAGCCGTATTCTGAAGAGCAGATAGAGGACAACGCGTGTCCGGATGAGGACACGGAGCCTAAGCCGTTTGGCGATATGCCCACAGCTGAAGAAGAATGATAGCTAAAAAAGAAATATTGAACAACACTACTATTTATTATGGAGGTTTTTAGCATGGCTATATTGCATCGCGATTCGCAAATACAGCCCCTGTGGCCACCTAGGATAGACCGGGTATACGGTCCATACGCCTCTGTAGCCTCACCAGCAGAATCAATAAGACAAGACTTAGTATTCTTATTGCAGACTATCCCTGGCGAATGGCCAATGAACCCTGACCTGGGAGTGGGGTTGATAACCTATGCATTCGAAAACTTGCAAACGCTAGAGACTTCAGATATAAAATCTAATATAGAAAATCAGATGAGAAAGTATTTATCTAATGTAACCCTAGTTGATGCAAAATTCGTAAGCACACCAGATAATGTAGACAACTATGTTGCTATTTTGAAAATAGCTTACGCGATACCTGACTTTGGAGTACAAGATGAGATTGATTTTGGCCTAAACGAAGTTGAAAAGAGTATGGTGATTCTAGGGAACATGGGTACCAAAACGAGAGTGGAATAAGACGGAAGAGAATACACAATATGACGACTACTAATAGAAACAGGAAGGCTCAAGAAGTCGACTATACTAAGACCGGCTTCAACGAAATAAAAGAAGAATTGGTCCAATATGTCAAAAGACATTACCCGGATACATATAAGGACTTCAAAAAGTCGTCGTTTGGGTCATTGATGTTTGATTTAGTGTCTTATGTTGGGGACCAGTTACACTATTATTTGGACCACAATGCTAATGAGGCGATTCTACCGTACACAAAAGACCCAGAAATTACTGTACAACTGCTGCAGGCAATGGGTGCAGACCCCGCACTAAATTCGGTTTCTGTAGGAGAAGTTGAAGTTCAGGTTCTACGACCTGCAAATTCCCTACGGTCGGCCGCAGATTCATCTTATGCAGTTACTTGCAGAGCCGGCACAAAGTTTCGTTCACAAGGCGGCACGGTATATACACAAATTAGAGATGTTACTTTTACTGAAGAGAACTCACAAGTTGTAGGTCATAGCTCCATTGCAGGCGGCAATGGGATAGATTACTACATATTTAAAGCAAAGGTGCCCGTTGTATCAGGACAGGAGAAGACCTATACAGTGTCGGTCGGAGATTTTCAAAGGTTTTTGAAGATTGAGATTCCGGACCCCACAATAACAGAGATACTAAAAATTGAAGACTCGAACAAGAATGAGTATTTTCAGGTAGACCACCTTACAACGGAGGCTATATTTAAGCCAGTTCAAGATCCAGAGGCTAGGGATTCAGCTGTATCCTCTATAATGAAGAAATTTCCGGTACCCAGAAGATTCATAACAGAGAAGTCAATCAGCAAATCTTCTGTAGTTTTCGGCCATGGCTCTGACGAAGATTTGAATACGGCAAATATTGCGGACCCTAGTAAAGTGGCACTTAAGCTATCAGGCAAGACATACACTTCTGCGGCATCGTTGTCGCCATATCAATTATTGTCGACTAACAAGCTCGGTGTTGCACCACAGAATACAGATATTACTATAACTTATAGAAGCAACACTGCCGCAAATACGAACGCTGCAGCCGGCACGATTACCCAGATTGTTGACCCAATTTTGTTCTTTGAGAACGAACAACTATTGGATTCCGCAAAGGTTAACTTCATAAAAGAAAACGTACAAGTGTATAATGAGGAGCCCATTAACGGAAATATATCGATACCGAACACGGAAGAGCTTAAGCGCCGTTATCTAGGCGCCTACGGGGCCCAAGGGCGAGCAGTCACCCAACAGGACTATGTCGCCGCGGCCTACTCCATGCCACCAATTTATGGTTCAGTAAAAAGAGCATCGGTAGTTAGAGATACTAACGACTTGCGGAGAAACCTGAACATGTACTTGATATCTGAAGGTGCCGACGGAAAGTTGCAAAAACCTACAGCACTACTTAAGCAGAATGCTAAAACTTGGCTAGATTCGGTAAGAATGATATCAGACAGCATCGATATCTTTGATGCGAATATCATAAATTTTGGAATAGATTTCAGCCTCCAACTTAAGAGAAACGTCAATCAACAAACAGCTCTGTCAACAATAAAACAGAGAATATTTGAAGAATTAACATCGGTACCACCAGAGATTGGAGAGCCACTATATTACAGTGAAATAATGAGAATAATACAAAACATTCCAGAGGTTGCAAGAATCTCCGCAAAAGATGGTATAAAGATCACCTCTCTTGCTGGCGCAAATTATACCGACTATTATTATGATGTGAAGAGCAATACATCACCAGATGATAGTTACATCTATATTCCCAAGAATAGTATTTGGGAGATAAAGTACATTGATGATATCAAAGGGACGATAATAGGCTAATGAGCATTAAGAGATACAATTCAGAAAAAGATAATACAATTGCAAATGCACTAAGGGAAAACCTCACAGCACGGTCGACAAAGGCCAACATGGGAGCCTCTGACATCTTAGAGGTGTTCTCGATATACGCCCAGGCTAGCTCAAGTTCAGTAGAGCATACCAGAGTCTTGTTACAGTTTCCTGTAGATGAGATTTCAACTGACCGTACAAACAATATTGTCCCTGCATCCGGTTCTGTAAACTTTAAATTGAAGCTATCTAATACCCCACATGGACAGACCACACCAGAAAATTTTAAGGTTTCGGTGCACCCATTAGTTAGGTCCTGGACTGAGGGTGACGGCCTAGACATGGAAAGTTACCTAAATTTGGAGGCCAGCAACTGGGTTTCTGCCAGTGCCGGCACACCATGGCACACTACAGGTTCTGATTTTGCTAGTTCTAGCTATATAGCAGTGGGGTCAGTCCCGGTACAGTACAGTCAGACTTTAGAAGTTGGCACTGAAGATATAGATATCGACATAACTCCATGGACAGAAGAATGGATTAAGCACGAGAAAGGCACTAGCACTGTGGCATCCGGAAGCATTGAGTTTCTTTTGAACCCATCTGAAAATCATGCTTTAAGTCTCTACTCACACGAAGGGAAGAAGATGACTTACACATTCATAACATCGTCGACCTACTCAGTTGGTAATTCTGTATACTTGGAGTTGAGTGGCACCGCTGCAGAAACAGCGGGAGCATTACATAATAGGCTTTCATCAGATTTTGATAGCAAGATGACCACAGACTTGGCCGGAGCTTTTTTGGCCCTAACACAATCTTTAGCTGGCTTGCAGGGAAACACAATCATTAGCTCAAGCATGCCAGCAGAGACCGCCACGATAACTCAGTTTGTCGGCGGTGCCGGACTGCCAAATTATGGATTAGTCTTCAAGCTTCAAGATGACTATGAAAACGGCTCTAAATCACGGTCATATTATACTAAGAAGTTTTATTCTAGAAGTTCACATGAGTTCTTCTTAAAGCCTCAAATAGAAGCATATTGGGATACTTCGATAAAAGATGACAGAAATTATATTGTAAAGTCCAGCAGCTTATCTCCAGCAGCCGAGAATCTTAACAGTATATACCTTTATAACCGCCGCCGCGGCAGCTTAGTAGATATTCCAAGCACTAGTTCTTATTTGGTTGTTCAGTTACACTCTTCTTCGGCTGGAGGCACGGCAGAGACCTTAGCTGTTGCCGGCGGAGTTGTAGCTGCAGCTCCAACATTTATTACAGCTAGTAGAGAGAGTTTGGGCATCTATAAGGCTCAATTTGCGTATGAGGGCTCAAAGGCTACACTTTATGACAGGTGGCTCACATCCGGATTTAGTACAACAGCTGCACTCTTTACAGGCTCAGCTTTCACGGTTTACGATGAAGATTCAGCTAGCTCATACACAATACCAGATTATCTAGTCAGTATTGTTAATTTGAAAGATTCATACTTACAGGGAGAAAAAGCTACTTTTAGAGTTTACACTAGAAATAAAAATTGGTCCCCAAATATCTATACCACTGCAACGCAAGATGCCCCGGTTAACAATATTAAAGATATGTATTACAAGATAACTAAGGTTGCGGATAACTATGAGGTAGTTTCCTACTCAACGGGCAGCACACCGAGCTACTCTTCCCTATCTTATGATAGCAAAGGTTCTTTCTTTGATTTAGATATGTCCTTACTGGAATCAAATAATGCTTATGAAATCTCTTTTGTTTCAAAAGACGGCTCTAATTATATAGAGCAGCAAGAGAAGTTTAGATTTAGAGTAGATTCATGAAAAAAGAAAATGATTTTCTGACGCCGGTCCACGAGTCAGATAAAAGTAAGGCATTCATAAGAGATAAAAATGTAGTCTTAGCAACAGATGATTCGCCGAGATATAACAGTGTTGTAGAGTCACCAGAATATGCAATTGCTTACAAGAAGTTAGTAGAAAGAGTCATCCCCAGAATAAGCATCAGAGACCCTGAGAGCTTTGTAGCGTATGGTAGTGCAGAAAAGTACTATGATAACGCTTTTACCTACATATATCGCTCTTATCCGTATGATGGTTCCGCCTTAGAGAAGGTAAATTGGTCCCTTAGTGCCTCCGGACCGGACTTAGCAGTACTTCAGCATGAATATCCACTAGAAACCGGCTATGTGACCTTTTCACCCACCGGATGGGGCACCCCACAGGCGCCTAGTGGCATATATGGGCTCTCTGATAGTTTAGAATACATAAAGTTTTCCGGTGGTCCGTATGTCGGATCAGTCCTTGATGCTGCAACAAACAGGGAAAGCAGCCTCAAAATGGACCCTTCTGTTGGCAATACTATAGAATTTTGGCTCAAAAAGGCGTCTTTTGTTAGTTCGAGTACGGAAAGTGAGGTAGTATTTGATTCTCATACTGTTGATTTTGCGGAAGGTGACTCAAAATACGGTAGATTTTTGCTAGAATTGTCAGCCAGTACTGGCTCCCCTCTTTATGTAACCTACATGTCCGGCACAGCTGGTCCAGATAGAGTACAATTGGGGCAAAATATCACAACAGCATCTGTTGCAGATTCTTCTTTCCATCATTATGCAGTAACTTCGTACCATAGCGGCTCAAATCTAACCCTCGAGCTTTATGTCGATGGTGTCTACAATGATTCAGTTAGTACTGCTGCAGCAACTTTTGGTCCTATTGCAGGATACTTTAATGCTGCCATCGGAGCTTTGAGAACAGAGAAGGATAGCACCGGCGGCTTAGGCTACGGTAAATTGAGTGGCTCCATAGATGAGTTTAGATTTTGGAAAGAGAGAAGGACAGCTGAGCAAATAGGGAGCTATCATGATTTTCCCGTACATGGCGCCACAGACAAAGAATCAATTAATAGTGTCCTAGGTGTCTATTATAAATTCAACGAAGGAACAGTAGGAAAAGATTCAGAAGATAAGGTAGTATTGGACTATTCAGGCCGCCTCAACAATGGCGAAATAATAGGATATACCACTTCAGCGCGCTCAGAAGACTCGGCAATAACTTTGTCTTCAGTCACCTCGCAAACCGAAGCTGGTGACCCAATAATAAACCCGTTGAATCCTAAAGTTGTTGCTGCACACACAACACTAACCAATCTTGGTAAGGCGTTTGACAAGAACAATAACAGTTCACTATTTCAAAGTTTGCCTCATTGGGCACACCAACCCGGCGCCGCAGGAGATTTAGATAGTGATTTTTCCGTAATATTGCAAGCAGTGGCTCAGAAATTTGATTCAATTCGCATGCTTATTGACGGGATACCAAAGATTGGATTCACACAGTATAAGGATTTTGTGTATGCGAAAGGCACACAAGACCATACTGCGAATTTTTACAACGTCCTAGGATGCCAGAGAGATTTCAATATCGCTTTCTCACAGCTGTCCTCAGAAGAAAACTTCTCAGTTCAGAACTTATTAGGAAAGGGATTTACTATAGAAGAGAGTCCGATTGCCCATCGCGCGGATCTTAACGAATACTTCTATAATTTAAAGTCTGATATTGTCGACAGTAAGTCTGCATTGTCCCATGCCCTTATGCATTCAAAGGCCGAGAACCTTAAGAACAAGATTTTAAACTCTATACACACCAACTTATCAAAAATATACAAAACGAAAGGAACGGCAGATTCTTTTCGCAACTTGATAAGGTGCTTTGGTGTTGACGACAACCTTATTGCCCCAAATGTTTATGGCCAGAATATAGAAAAAGAAATTAAAAATGAGCCTGTATTCGAAGCGGCAGAAATTCGTTCTCTTTCTTTTACAGGTTCGAACAACTCCGTAACGTTATTGCAGACTGCATCTGCTAGCAATGAACGAGCTTATATCGAGGGGAGGACTAGCCCTGCATCATTGACCCTCGAGAGCAAGATTTTGTTCCCGTTTGTAGACGACAGTACGAAAACAGCAATCACGGCATCAGTTTTTGGTATGAACGAAGTCTCTGGTTCTGGTCTTGAAGTTACTGGTCAAAATTACTCTGGGATAGAAGTCTCGTCAATTAAGGCAAACTTAATCGACAAAGGTTGCTACTTTCGACTCAAGAGTAAAGGAGGGGTATTTGCAGATTTAAAGACAGAATACTTTAGAGAAGTGTATGCAAATACGCCTTGGTATCTATCAGTAAGATTCACAGAAGATACACTAGCACCTTTATTGAACTCAGACGGCAAAGGAACTCAAAGTTATCGTGTTGATTTTATTGGATATCGGTATGACCTAGATGTTAAATTATCAGAGTTTCACTTGAGTGCTTCAATAACTGAATCTGATTATCAAAATCTAATAGCTGGGAGCAAAAGTGTTTTTCTTGGCGCTAACCGCACAAATATTACAGGGTCCTTAACGGAGATTAGCGATGTAAAATGCCTGTCTTTTAGTGTTTGGGACGACTTCTTAGATAAGGCAGAGATGCAAGAGCACGCCCAGAGTTTCGATAATATTGGACGCGCCAACCCTCTTTTCAATAAGGTCGACAACCAAGGATCTTCGCGACAACGAGGCGACTCTTTAGTCTTAAACTGGCAGTTTGACAATGTTAGCAAACCGGACTCTAGTACTAACTATATTCTCGACCACGCTAGCGGCTCACTAGATGACGTCTCCGCTTATGGTCCAATTGTTGGCTACAAGTATCCAGCCGTAACATACAATTTACAAAATCAGGCAGCATCAGTTCAGCAAGAATATGTTCCAAATATAAAATATTTGAGTATAGACAACTTAGCCTCGCGCTCAAAGGTAGAGATAAAGGACAGAGAAGTAGAAGTTTTTCAATTGGACAGCCGGCCCATATCTTACCTGCATTCATACGAAAAGAGCATGTACCAAGCAATCTCGAAAGAAATGATGAACATGCTTGCCGGCGCTGCAGCATTCAATAACTTGATCGGTGACCCAGTATACAAATACAGACAGGAATACAAATCCCTAGAGAAGTTGCGAGAGAAGTTTTTTGCAAGAGTTGAAAACGAGATAGACCTTGAAAGGTTTATAGAATATTATAAGTGGATTGATTCCTCTCTTGCGGCACTGTTAAGGCAACTTCAACCGGCTACTTCAGCTATGAACCTAGGTTTGGAAGATGTAGTTGAGAGCCACGTTCTAGAGAGGAGCAAATACAAGCACCAAGCACCACAGTTAGAATATAAAGACCCGAAATTAGTGGGGCAAATTCTGGGTATTAACGAGTTACTTTATGATTGGGAACACGGTCATGCTCCCATTTCGAACGACCAGTCCGAAAACTGTCTCTGGTGGAATGATAGAGCAGAGAGGGACGAAATCCTATCTGTTTCGACAGACACAGACCCCGACAGAGAAGCGCTAAGAGAGAGGAGAAACACAGTAGTTAGCGGTTCAACCTATGTGCTGAGAAAACTAACGAAGCCATATAAGTTTTCCGGCGACCGCCAAAGGCTACTCAATGTAGGTTCGAACAGGAATGCCAATAAGAATAAGTCCCTACATACAGCTATTGTCAACGCAGGAAAACAAATACAGGTTAATAGCTCAGATATATATGACTTCAAGCAATGTAACGATGTTCTGGACCCACAGGAAGAGAAAATCTATACAGCTAAAACAGACACCAGTGGCACAGAGGGGTATCTAGACGCTGACGCAGATATGATATTGCCTTTCAGTTTATACAGTTCATCAGCCGGGACAGACTTTGCAAACTTCAAAGGTAATCTGAGCATAACTAATAATCATGATGATGTCCACTTTTCTCTGCAGAGTCCATTTGTTCGAGAGCATGTTGGCGGCATGCCACACCGTAGAGTAAAATTTAGAACCACCGACACAGAACGGGCAGAAGCATATGCTCTATCCGCTTCGAGTACTACCCTAACCCTCAAGCCGGCAACTGGTCCAAAGTCTCTTGCCGCCCGAGGTATGGGGCTACAAACGGCATACAACGTTACTAATATCAAGACCAATACGGAAACTACTCCACCAGTATTAGGAAACTATAGCAAAGATTATGAGATAGTACTGACCAGTGGTCGCAGCATAAACAACTCATATCTTGTTGAGAGCGGAAGCATTACCACCACTCCTGTCGCCCCCGGATACGTCTTTGGAGCAGTTGATTTCACCTCGCCAGTAAGAGGAAGAGCGGAGCACATTATAGCAAACCAGTTCAGCGCTCCAGGTGGACCAGAGACACAAGGTGT